CCTTACCTACCAATTCAGGCAAACCATTTCGTTCTGCGACGGACTGAGGGATCGCGAAAACAAATCGTGAAAAATATTCCTCTATCAACGCTTGACGATCATGGTGCCTGAACACTCTCTTATTCTTCGCTTTCCCCCAGTGCACATTGGCAAGAGCGCGTAGTCGACGACGCATAGTGCGGTTAAAGGACGGCAGAGTTGGAAACTTCAGATCCGACCAGTCCGCTCCGTACAACCGAGCGACAAACGTGCCCGTTCGCGTGTTGAGGATTTCAGATGTCTGGCGAATGTCTCCGAGTGAGACGGCTTTTCGCTCAACGATCTGCTCGTTAGGGAAGTTGATGTGGACCTTTATAGGATCCACTCCTTCCTCCTTACGAGAAACACGCCATTCGCCTTGCAGCGAACGTACCAGGAAGTCAAGGTTACGGCTATAAATGCTTGTAGGCTTCTTGACGGTCCATGGCGCACTGAGTGAGGGAGACTTTGTCGCAGAGCCTTTTGAGAGGACCATCGCATTTTTCGCGTAGAAGTAGGTCCTCAAGGCAGCTCCTTAGTCACCCCTCACCAACGGGGAAACGAAATCTTGGTAACGAAGGGCGGGTATTCCAAACCCACCCAATTCGCGCGGAACACAAGGGTCCAGACCGGTCGCTTTCCAGAAGGCTAAATTAAGCTTTGGAAAGACAGCATTGAGTGCAGCGACGGTCCGGGAGTGCGAAGTTTGATCTTTGCACTGTGAACTAGCAGAGGGACCGACAGCGTACCAGAAGGGCATGCTCTCACGTTCGATCACTTTCTCGTCCTAAGGACGAACGATCCCACGGAGTGCGATACGCCTCGATGGATTAACGCCGGTCCATGCGAGCCTCATAACAGAAGGTGGCTCGATTCGCTTGCCTGCAGGATTCAACCTCAAAGAAGGGAACTCCTGCGGCGCCTAATATGCGACGGTGCTAGTCTCGAATGCCTCCTCTGTGAATACTCCTCGTCCAATCTTCGATACGAAGTGCTTTCCCGTCGAGCGTTTAGCTCCGGTGAGATCGAGCAGTTTATGATACTGATCGACGGCCTGTTCCGGCCAGAAAGCGACGAGGTCATCTCCACAGACGGAGGCACCTTGTGTGATTTGTTGCTGATGCCTTGGACAACGTCTAGCGGTTTCTTCAATCCAGAAGAAATGAACGAGATTAAGCATGAACCAAGTGGTCGGGAGTCCCATAAGGATCCCACGTTGTGACCACTCGTGCTAAGCATCCCAGCTTTCATCAGACACGAAGTCTGACCGCGACAAGTTTGTCCAAGTGACGAACTGTTACCCAGTAAGTAGACGAAGTGTGTCCGCGAGGATCTTGTCCTCCTTCAAGTAGGGAGAGCCCAAGATTAGGCCCTCAACCAGAGCTTACACTAAGTCTAAGGGTAGCAGATCGCTTGCAGCTGTAAGGTCAGAAGAAAGGATTCTCATCTTGGTGGCTGGAAGGACAGGTTTTCGTTTCCGGTTAGCAGGCC